AGCTCGGGCATGGCCGCATAGTCCGGCAGTGCTTGCGTGGTTGGCGTGGCGCGCTCGGTGCCAGTGATGGCCTCACGGATGCCGCCCACGATGCCCATCGGCTCGGTCTTTTGGATCGCAAAGCCGGTGGGCACCTTTGCCATGCCGCTGGAGACGTCGCGCTCCAGCTCCATCATCTCCTCGCGTGTCATGCGTCCGGTGCTGTAGGCCTCCAGCACAGCCGCAGGCAGCTCTGGCGTGGTTGGTCTGGCACCTTGAGGCTGCTCGCCACGCAAAGCCGCGCCACGGGGCAGCATGAGCGTGCCGCCGCGAACGTCGGCCTCAAACTCTGCCGACTCTTCAGGCGTCATTTGTCCAGAGCTGTAGGCTTGGTAGACCCTCGCAATCGCATCCGGCGGTACAGCAGCCATACTGCTGGCACCAAGAGCACGCTGAAAGGTGCTGGTCGTGCCGCCCTCCGCGATGGTGGCAGCAGGACGGCCTGCTGGCGCAGCCTGTGGCGTCAGCTCGCGCACGCCTTGCGAGACGCGCTGCATGTAGGCCTTGGTGCGTGGTCCCCAGTTCTTGGGATCGGTGCCGCCGTGGTATTCGGCAGCCGCCAGCTTGATGTCGCCCTTGTTGCGGTCCAGCGATTCCTTGAGCAGCAGGCCAGCGGCCTCGGCTGAGTTCTCTGGGCTGAGGTAGGCGTCCACACCGTACTTCTTGAGCACCGCCTGCCGAGTGGCCGGAATGATCTGGAAGGGGGTTTTTGCGCCTGCCTCAGACACCTGGTCGGCATTGCTGCGCTCGCCTCGTGTGAGCACCGAGACCAGCAAGCCACTTGGCAGGCCGAGCTTTTGCTCGGTGCCAGCGGCCAGATCAGACCAAAACGGGTCTTTGTAGCTGGTGGGGGTTTGTTGCGTTGCCATCTTATGGTGCGCCTGTAAACGGAGTGGGCACAGTGACACCGCCTCCAAACTCCGGTGGGTTCACTGGCGTCGTGGGCAGTGGCGATAAATTCTGACCAGGCACAGCGCCTGTCTGGGGATTTGCAAAGCGCATGTAACCACGGCCAGACACCGCACGGCCAGCTTGAGCTGCGGCCAAGTCTTGCGCACGCTGATCCATGAACTGGCGTGCAAAGTCCACGTAGGTGGTGCCTTTAGGCACTTGGATGCCGCCAATGTCGATGTCTTTGTTAGCACGGCCAAGGGTGCCATTTGAGTTCACCCACTCAGACTTGGCGCTTTCGGCCACCGCCTCGTACTGCGCCATCTTGGCCATGCCGCGCAGGAATGAAGCGAGCACGGCTGCATCAGCCGTCTCTGGTGGCAAGCCCTTGAGCGCCAGTTCGATGTCCTTGTCTGTGGCCACGCCTGGTGGCAACGACTTGATGGCCTGCGTATTGCGCAGCCTGGTGTACTCGTTGCGCAGTTGCGTGAATCCGTCCTGGTTGCCGGTGAGGTTTTTCACCTTCTCAGAGAACGATGTCCCTGCGCCTCTACCGCCGCCAGCCGACTCCATGCGGCTGGCCAGATCGAGCATGCGGCCTGCGGCCTGCTCAGAGCCGACGGCAGCTATTGCTGCATCGTTGACGATCTTGGCTGCGTTGGCATCGAGCGTGGTGCCCTTTTGGTTCAGCTCAAAGAGTTTCAGTTCAACGTCAGACTGCAACTTGTCGCGGTCTAATTTCAGCTTGTCTTGATCGAGCACCAGCCTCTTGGAGCGCTCCACGATCTGGCTGTCCAGGTTGCGGATGTTGGCAGCCGTGTTCGTGTTCTCCAGCGCCAGGCGGGTCGGAGTGTTGGCTGTGACCAGTTCTTCTTTGGTTGCGCCAGCCTCGGCTGTGCGAATTTCGCTTGGTGCCTTCATTGCCTTGATTGCAGACTCCAGCGTTTTGTCACCTCCAGGCAGTACGGCCATGTTGATGCCAGCAATTTTTAATGCTGAGAGTGGGTCATTTTCTGCAAGTTGCGCTGCAACCTCGTAGGCTTTGGCTTCGCTCTCTCGGCCTGAGTTGCGATTCGCCAATGCTTCATCCTTCAAAAGCTGGATGCCGATCTGAGGCTGGTTGGCGCTGAATGCCGCGATGACTTGACCACCAAAGCGCAACCGGTTTTCCTGCTGATCTTTGGACAAGGTCTCAAAGTTGGCGCGCATGCTGGCTGCTTCTTTTTCAGGCAGTAGCATGGCCACGTTGGTGAAGTCTCGCGCAGTCGGGTTTTTATTTTGAATCAGCGCATTGACCTGCGTTTGCAAGTTCTGCTTGCGCACCAGCTCCTGCTCCTGCAGTTGACGCTGAGCACCAATGTCGGCAATCGATGCGCCGATCTTGAATCCGCCCAAAGCAGCCTCAAAAGGACTCTGGACGTTGAGTGAGTAGTTGATTGGTTGGACCATTTGTGGCTCCTTATACCTTGCTGTAGTCCACGGTGAGATAGCCATCGGACTGGCCCACAGCGTCAGGATAGATGCCCAGCACCTCTTGCGCCATCAGACCGATCTGACGACCGCCGCCCCAGGTGTATTCAAACTCGTAGACGCCCAGGCCATCTGACCGGGTGCCGATGCGTTGGATGTTCTTTTTCAGACGGATGTCGCTGAAAATTTTGCCCAGGCCTGGCGTCATTGCTGTGCCAGCCTTGCCTGCGGTCGCACCGTACTGCGCGCCCAAGAACTGAGCAGGCAGGTTCAGGACGTTGGCAAAGGCTTGGCCCTGCGCCAGCTCTGCGCCAGCGCGTGCAGCGCCTTGCTGTCCCATCAATCCTGCAATGTCTGCACCAGTTCTCAAGCCAGCCGTGGCCGTGCCTGCAGCCGATGCTTGGCCAATCTGTGCCAAGTTCTGCGTAGTGGTTTGTCCCAATGATGTCAGGCCGCCAAGGCGACCGTACTGGGTTGCGATTTCCTGCTGCAGCATTTGTGGCCGGAACTGTGCCAGTGCGGCTTGGATATTGCCACCGCGCAGGCCACCAGTGGCCGATGCACGCTGCAGCAGTGCTTCCTCGCCCTGCCGGACTTGAGCCTGAAAGCCTGCGCCTCCTTCAATGGCGGCAATGGCTGCTTGCTGCGCCTCTGGACCAAGCAACCCGGCAATGGCCTGCTGTTGCTCCAGTGCAGGCGCTCCGGCTGCAGCGTAAGGCTGCAGGCCACCGAGTGCAGTGGTGCCTGCGGTGACGTAGGGCTTGAGGATTTCTTGCACCGCCTCGAACTGGCGACGCTGCTCATCGATGCCAGCCTGTGCAGCTTGCGTTTGTGCGCCAGCAGTTTGACTGGCTGCTCTGCTTTGCACCATGCCGCCGACAAGCTGAGAGCCTCCGACAACTAGGGCTGTTACTGGATCAGGCATTGCCAAACTCCTTCATGTAATCTTCAAGCGTCTCGCCGTACAGCTCCATGACTTGTTGCGCCGTTTCAGTGGCGCGCTGAGTGCCGTGGCACAGCGCCACCGTCATCAGCACCACGTCATAGTAGCCTGCACGCCAGACAAACGAGCGTGCATCTGCCTTGCCACTGCGCTCGGCCTGGTCAGATGCTTGCCACTTTAAAATCATTGACGCCACGACAGGCGTCAGGGTTTGCGAGTTTGCAATCCAAAATGTGTTTTGGCTCATGCCGACCAGGGTGTTCCAGATCGCAGCGTTCAAATCATCACGCTCGACGGCATCACCATCGGCCACGTCATCAAAGACCTGAATCGCTCCATAGAGCATGAGCAGCCACTCGATGGCTGGCGCAGGTAGCGCAAGAACCCTTTGCAGGTTCAGTCTCAGCCAATCGATACCAGTCATGCGCAACCTTTCAATGGTCGGATGAGCTGCTGGCGGCTCGATAAGCTCAGCCCTTGCATTTTCTCACAATTTGACATTTGGTCAATCCTCGTCTTCTTCCCGGTCTTCCCAGGCTTGGCAGACGCGCATGTCGTTGCAGATGAAGTTCAGCTTCTCGCAGTGGCCACGAAAGCCTGCGCCCTTGTCGTAGGCTGCCATCGGGATGCGCTCAATGCGAACCTGTGCCATCAGGCTGTTGTCGTAGTAGCCGCAGTTGGAGCAGTGCTTGCGCCGCGCTTCCTTCTCGTCGCATTGCATGGCCTCGGCCAGCCCTGCATAGAACTCCTTGTTTGCGCCTGGCTCGTTGGTGGGCATCTCGGGGCCGTAGTTCCAGTCCTGCACCGCAATGACGTAGTTCTTTTTGTTCTCTGCATTGGTCAGCATCGGCTCGGTCATAGGGATGCCACCGAACCCGGCAAGCATCATTTTTGGCATTTTTGCGTAGTCCATGCGGTTCTCCTTATGTAATCTCGCGGCCAGACACGCGCAGCGTCAGTGCTGTGGCGTTGCTGGCGATGGTGCTGATAAATGCACCGGCATCCAGCTCTTGGCCGACCAGCTCGGGGCACAGGTAGGTCTCGCCTGGCACCACGGTGCGGTCGTCGATGATCAGGTTGGCGTTGCCAGCGCTGCCGCCCACTTGCACCAGGTTAACGCTGAACGTGCGGTTCACCGTGTCGGTGTTGGTGACGGTGGCCTTGTCGATCAGCGCCTTGACAGCGCTTGCCGTGTATTGGGTTGTCTGAGTGGCTTCCATTTGCTTGGGAGGCACCAGGGTTTTTACGATGACGGTCATTGAACACCTCCGATGTTGTTGTTGACTGTGAGAATTATGGACGGGATACCTGGGTGCGGTGCAGCCGCAGGAAAGGCGGTAACCTCGACGCTGAGGTCGGTGACCGAGAACATCAGCTCAACATAATCGTTGGCCTTGAGGTCAAAAAAGTAATTCAGCGACGAAAAAATCTCAGCGTTGTTGCC